TTCAAATCCTGTACTCTCCTTATTAGTACCCTTTTAGAAGGTTTTATGAAACGTCGCAAAAGTGGCTGACACCTTGGAAACACTGGTGTTAAGCCACTTTTTTGTTAGATAGAATAAAATGAGAATATTATATGAAAAATGCACCTCGGTGCTACTCCGGTGCTATAAAATTTTTCGCTCATTTTTTGAATTCAGTGAAATCTTATCAAGTGATCTTTCAATACGTAGATCAGCTTTTTGTTTGTATTCGTCAATTAGATATGAATATACTCGACTGGTTGTTGATATATCAGAATGACCTAATCGCTTTGATATGATAAACAAATCGACGTTTTCGGATAAAAGATACGCTACATGCGTATGACGTAACGAATGAAAGTGAAAACTAGGTTTATCGATTCCACAATGGGCTAATGATTCCCGGAGTGTTTTATTTACGGCGCTGGAAGAGGGCACCGTACCATATTGATTAGTGAATATCTTGACGCTACTGCTCTTAGGCTTTAGCTGTTTTAGTAACTGTGCTAAATCGTCGTTAATCTTAATGATTCGCACCGACGATTCGTTTTTAGTCGGTTGAAATTTTTGTTCTTCATCATTCCAAGACCGTCGGATAGAGATGGTATTAAAGGTGGTGTTGATATCTTTCCAAGTTAAGGCTTGAATTTCGCCCAGACGAGCACCAGTATAAATCGCAGTTAAAATCATGTACTTGCTTGTAAAATGCTTATTTAAACTACTACGAAGATAAGTGGACAGGGTGTTCATCTCATCAATGTTTAAATAATCTATTTTGCGAGTCTTGCTCTTGTTGAAGACCATGGAAACGCCGTAGACAAAATCTTTTTCGATGGCTTTATCGTAGAGCGCATCTTTGACACACGCATGAATTAACGAATTAAATTTCGTTACAGTTGACTTAGCATGTTTCTTACCAAAGGCATTGATGAATCGCTGGTAATCTTTCCGGGTGATCTCGCCAACCGGTTTTTTAGCAAGCAACGACTCCTTTAAAACGTTATATAGTTGCACGTAAGTAGCTTTAGTCCGATTAGTTACTGAGGGTTCTTTATACGTTAGGTACCAATCATAAAAATAAGCAGGAAAATAAGTTTCGCTATCAATATCCCGTTTATTTAACTGGAAATCTGCTGCCCATAATTCTGCCTCAGATTGCGTTTTAAAATTATACTTGCTCTTGTAGTGACGTTTTCCCTCCTCATCTCGCCAGGTTATCCTAGCTGTCCATTTTCCATTTTGTTTTTTAATACTTGACATAAAAGCGAACCTCCGTTCTGTTGTTGGAAGCAGGCTTCAATGTTAAAATAAGCGTACATTAAAGGAGCCACTTCCGTGGTTTTTCTAATTTGGTAGTCACATCCCAAACTTTGGTCGGTGGGGGATGTGGCTTTTTGTTGTGTAGTTAAATCTATTAAGTTAACTACTATTTCCCACATACAGAGTCGGACTGTATCTAGTCACCGGAGTGGAAAGAGGATATCATCTAAGCTGAGGGCTACCAAGTATGATTAAAAATAAGCCAATGCAGATAAAGATAATTCCCCAAAACATCTGCGTAAACATACTACGATCACCAAAAAAGAAACGTAAGATATTTAAAGTTCGACCAAGACTTATTATTAATGCTCCAATAAAAAATATAATTATTCCAATGATAGCCATAATATTCGTTTCCATAAACTAGTCGCTCCTTTGTAAATAAAGTATTAATGTAACGCAGTATAGAATGTAAAAAATCCTAAGAAAATACCAGGAATGTTAGCTGCAATGATCGGCCAATCACGTTCTAACATCTTACTTGGCGGTTAGGGGATGTGGCTTTTTTATTTGGTGTTAGCAGCATCTTCGGAACGTTGCCAGTCTCCTTCGGTAACGTTGTCTGGAGCACCGTACATCATGCCACCTTTAGCATGAGCTGCCTTATTCTCAGCACTATTTGGATCGTCCATTGCCGATTGAGTAGGGCCGTCTGTTCCGTTATCTTGATCTTGTCCTTTTACCCAGTCGTCTTCATTTCCATATACATTACTGCCTGGTGCATGGTCTTGACCAGGCATTACTTTATTACCCTTAGGGTCGTAACCCTGTTCTCTGTTTTTTTCTCCTTGAGTTTTTTGTTGTGTTGCACTCATATTTTTATTTTTATTACTAGCTTCTTCATTAGTGCTATCCTGAGACTGTGAATTAGAATCACTTGATTTTTCATCTTTTTGAGACAACTGATCACTAGCTTCATTTGCATAAGCCTTTTTTAACTCTTCAACTAAATCATTAGTAAAATGTTTTGAACTAAGTTCATTGTACTTGATAATGAAGTTGTCTTTACTCATATCTACATCAGTATCAGATTTATTATGATTCCCAACTTGAACTTTTATGTTTTCTTTTGATACAGGAACAATTAACTCTCCACCTAATAAATTAATTGATTTACCAGGTTCTATTTTATCCTCGCTAGAACGATCTGACTCTTTTCCGAACACATTATATTGAGCTACAGCATCGTTGTAAGCATCAGTGTTGTTATCACTAACCGAATCATAATTAGCTTGGTCCGCACTTAGAATGTAAACGTCTGGGCTAGAGATACTTTTTTCACTATTTCCATTTTTTTGAAAGTATGTATGAGTTCCCTGGTCAATATCATCAGCGGTTAATTGTTTTTTGATGTATTGGTAAATTTCCACTCAACGGCATATGCGGGTTTTCCTTTATAAGAAAGTGATTCAAATCCTAAAATTTCCATCTTTCCTTTACCCGGATTAACAATTTCATTTTTAGCAACGTGGATTTGATGTGTTTTAATGCTTGAGTTCTTAGTATTAGAACCGATATTCTTTGAAGTATTTGTAGCAGATGAAACTGTGCTACCGTTTTTGTTATTATTGCCACAAGCTACTAAGGCAATAGATGCTAAGGTAATAGCGCTTAAAGTATAAACTTTTCTCATTATTCATCCTCCAAAAATATGTACAGCTTTTAACGTCAATCAGTATTTGGACGTAGGGTTAATAATTAATCGTAAATAAGTTCCTTAACTAATGGTTCAAACCAACTAGGAAGATTAAATTCACTCATAAAGTTTGCCCAATTTCTGCGTTCATTTGGTACTTCATTGTAGATTAATTTAGCAATCATTCGAATAGCTCGTATATTAGTTTCTCGTTCTTCCTTGTTTTTAATAAAAGGGGAGAATGTATACAGGAAGGTAGGCTGTGAGAATTGAATATGACTTATCTCATGAGCAAGTCTAAATGCAACACTAATATTACATTCAAAATTATTGTTTAAATTAATAATCCTGCTTTTGCAAAACGCAACATCAGGATCTGCAGAGTTACCTTCAATGTTTTCTATCTTAATTCCTGCTTTATCCGCGATATAAATAAGACGAGCCAATAAGTCATCATGTAAATTATTGTGCATAGTATACTATTCACCACTATTCTTATTAGCTCTAAGCATAGCTAATAGAGCTTTTTTATATTCCTCTGATAATGGCTTTCCATCAAACATAGCCATGCCTTCCTCGGACAGAACTTTGTCTAAGTCAACAGGCTCATTCTTTTTAATAGTAGTAATCTTTTCTTCTTTACCCAATAGATAATCAACAGACACACCTAAGGCATTAGCAACAGATTCAAGTTTTGATGAATCTGGTGTTCTACGTTTCCACCCGTAGATAGTTGTTTCTCCAAGTCCTGCATTTTTAGCAAGCATACGCAGACTTATACCACGTTTTTTGCCATATTATTTATTCTTTCAAATGTTGTCATAATAGTATTCTCCTAAAGCACTTAAAAAAACTTGTATTAAATTGAATGCAAGTTGTTGACGTTTTGTATTCAATGATATACAATTGGTTTTGTTAAGAAATATTGTTAATAAAAAGAGCAAATTAAAAACACCAATCAACACAGCTGGCAGGCATAGTTTAGTGGTTTTGATTGCTTATTTATCTATGCATTCATAGTACGACATTGAATACAAAATAGCAAATTTTTCTTAACAAAGTTTAATAATTAATACAAAAAGGAGGTGATCGATTTGTTTATCCACATGGAGACTAACAACAAAGCCGAAGCTATCAAGGCTTGGTTATCAAATAATCGACGTCTTGAAACACAAGGTTCACTTGCTAAGAAATTTGGAAAGTCTCGAAGCTTTGTCAGCTTATCACTCAATAAGCAATCAGTGACACGTGCTTCTGAAAACCTAGTTAATGAAATTTATGAATATTTGCATGAAAAATACGGAATTTAAAAAGGAGATTAAATATGAACGAATTACAAGGTTTTGATTTTGAAGGAAATAGCGTACCAATGAAACTAGTTAATGGTCAGTTAATGTTTGATGCTGAGACGGTAGCAAAGAGTGTAGGATTGGTATCTTCATCAAAGGGCTATGTAAATGTTCGTTGGAATAGAGTGAATGAATATATCGATTCTGCCAAAAGTGGCAGAAAAATTAAATCTGGTGATTTTATAACTGAACCTCAAATGTATCGCTTAGCAATCAAAGCAAATAATAAAGCAGCAGAACGTTTTCAAGATTGGGTAACAAACGAAGTTCTGCCATCAATCCGAAAGCATGGTGCTTATATGACGGATGAGAAGATTGAAGAGGCTTTGCTGAATCCTGACACGATTATTAATTTAGCGACACAACTAAAAGAAGAACGTGAAGGTAGATTAATTGCTGAACAACAAGTTAAAGAATTCCAGCCTAAAGTTTCATACTACGACAAAGTTCTATCTAATGACGCGTTAATGACTATCAGTCTAATTGCTAAGGATTATGGGATGAGCGGAGCTGGTATGAATAAATTGCTTCATAAATTGGGTGTTCAATACCGACAAGGTGGTACATGGCTGTTATATGCAAAATATCAACGAACAGGGTGGACACATTCAGAAACAACGATGGTTTCTCGTAAAGACGGTACAGAAAAAGCAGTGCTTAATACTAAATGGACACAAAAGGGACGTTTGGGATTGTATGAATTACTGAAAGCTAATGGATATCTACCATTGATTGAACAAGAAGATGAACCAGCGGTTTAACGACTTGCGATTGACGGAACTGAAAGAATAACTAGTTTTAGATATTTAGAAAGGACGGAAGCAAGATGAAGAAATTAATTAACGTTTTATGGGCAATAGAAAAAGACCTCCGTATTATCGCAAGTAATACAGAAGCCTTGAAAAATAATAAGGGATTCATTGGATTTGATTCGGTCACAATTAAACCAAAATTTAAATAGTCTTAGAATGTTCTAGAAAATATTTAAAAGCCGAATCATAAACTTCAACTACACTAACAAAATCTTCTTCGTTTTTCGATCCATTGTTTAAAATTGTTTCAATTTCTCTAACAGCCGAATCTTGATTTAAAGAATTTAGATAAGTTTGGGCAGTCAACATAGCAAACTCATGAGCTCGTTGTTCCTTATTCATCAATATCACCTCTATTTAACGGAATGCCTAATTATACAACTGAAAGGAATGATCCATATGCAGGAAATAACACAGGAGGGGCGAATTCCAGAAAGTTTTCATGGAAAAAGTGCTAAAAGAGCGGATTTTATAAGCCTAGAAAGTTTCAAATTGTCACAGCAAATTTCTACTGATTCAAAATACGAATATCCAGTATTTTTAGGGGCACTAACCGTTAATATCCAGTTTAGCAACTCTGAAACGTCAAGTGACCCCCAGCAGGCAGTGCTGGAGGCCATCGAGAAATTAATTAATACTGGTTCAGCTAGGATTACGGGTCTTGTCCCTGATTCCAAATCCTAAAATACGATCGCTTTTAAAGTCTTTGTATAACTTGTAAGTATATTTGTCAGCAGGTAATTGCTCCAATGAGTCTTTAATGTCAGCCAATGAATACATGTCAAACAATTTTGCAACAGACTTTGTGTATTTTGTTCCGACAGTCCGACTAGAAGAAGAGTTCAGAATGTTTAATAGCTTATCAGTAAATTCTTTATTTTCAGTCATCAATATCACCTCGATTAATTGGAATAAGTCAAGTATACAGCTAAGCCAGCATAGGAGGATTAGCGGTATGACAAAAACACTAAAGCAACTAGTACGCGTATTATGGGCAATAGAAAAAGACCTTCGTATTATCGCTAGTAATACGGAAGTCTTAAAAAGCAATAAAGAATTCATTGGATTTAATTCGATCACACATAAACCAAAATTTAAGCAGTTTTAGAATGCTGTAATTTGAATTTAGATCGGCTCAATTTTGAGCAGATATTTTCAGAAGGCGTTGTACCTGATTCTTATGAAGGAGGGAGTAAAGGTGACTCAAATTGTTGAGGCAAATATTAAGTTCGAGATACCGGCCGATAAAGTTTTAGTTGACCGCATCGAATGGGAAACCACCAAGAAGAAAGCGGAGGCTCACGAAATTTGGAAAATGGACGACTTGAAGGCCTATATGCTCAATAAGAGCACCCAATGGATTACCGCTAACGTTTTGGCTAACCCACATTTATACAAACAGCTACAAGAGCTTCGCGATAAGGGAGCGCTTGGTGGCGGTGGCAAAGGTGGTACATGGTGGATGTTTGCCGATGAAATCAAGGAATTTATTGATGATAACAAAGAAGTGATCATGAGGGGGAATTAGCAATGAGAATTCTGATAGCAATGATTGTAATCGCAGGAATGTTCTACATGTTTGGACGATTTGGATTTAATTCGTTTTTCGAGTAAGGAGGTGTGAAGACAATGAAATATCTAAGTAAAGAAGAGGTTCTTGCAAATCTCCAAAAAGAAAACCCCTACAAAGTAGAGGTTTTAAAAGTTATTCACATAACCACCAGAAAAGGAGATGGATCAACAGAAAATCCAGTTAGGTTTGTTGAACATTATTACTCAAGTGAAGATGGTCAATTACTTTTTGAAACAGAATGACCACGTCCAACTGGCGGGTTAGCAATTTTTAATTGTAGCAGAATATTTTGAATTAAAATATCTAGATAAATTTTAACTTCATCCAGTGTTCTGCGCGCGTCAAAGTCTTCTGGTCTGTCCCAATGAGTGAAGTCATTTCCAAAATAACGAACTACATCAGATGCATTAAAAGCTGCTATGTTTCCATTAAAAAAATGTGATATTGCATCGTTTAATTTGTATTTCGAAATTTGCTCTTTACTTTCTCCAGAATATTTCAATGCCCAATCTTTTATTAATATTTCAGCACAAGCGCGATAACCTGAGCCGGCCAAATCTAGATAACCATTTTGTTCTGCATTATATGCAGCATTGTAAGATTCAACGAAGCGAGGTGAGCACTTGGTTATAGCAGAATCGAATTCTCTTTTTAGACTATTTGGTGATACTGATAAAAGATTCCAGTGATGATTTTCGCCTTTTTGAATCACAATAAATGACCAACGTGAGCAATAAGAACATTGTAGTGATATGAAAGCGACATCACCATCTTTAAACGCTCTGTGTCCCTCAATATAAAAAATAGGGTTATTTGAAACCGAGCACCTAGGACATAATGATGGAATTTCAATTTCCGCAGAGGGCATCCATTGTAGTGTTGATCGATAATTAAATACTTTAGTTTCCAAAAAATTTCACCTCCTTTCTATATCGATTATACAAGAAAGAAGGAACCTATAAATTATGAATCAAAATAAAAAGCCTGCTACAGCAATAGCAGGCCAAAAATAATAAAACACCTTAGGGAGAGTGTACCACATGAACAATAAACAGTTAAGCGCAAGCTTAGAAAGAGCTTGGGAAACAGAACGTGAAAACAAGGAGACTGAAGCTTTATTTGAAAGGGATGAGCCTAATGAAGATTGACGAATTAGAAGCTAAACGTAGTGAGCTCGATCGTAAATTGCGCAAGTTAAAGCACGATAAAGAAGGGATCAATATTCAAATTGATGAACTTCGCGACCAAATTAGTGAGGTCGAACAAGAGGAGCTCACTTATTTCAAGGACGTGAATTACAGACCGCTACTTGGCGCTATGTTCGAACTGAAAGCAATCCTAGCAAGCCAACGTGGTGGCAGGTTACGAAAGCAACTGATATCAAACCTAAGAAGATGGTTGAAATCTTATCCGGCATTGATGAAGCGCTTGTAAAGCAAGAGCCCAATCTTTCCGCCGTTAAACGCATGGTTGCTGATGGTCGGTTCGTACCAAAAGGTGACAAGCTGGTTGATATGGAGACAGGAGCATTACTACCGTACACAGCAGTGCAAAAACCAGACAAGTTATCGGTTAAGGCGGTGGACTAAATGACAACGACTAAAGCAGAACCAAAAGAAGAGGTTAAACCTAAAACATTGTACCAAAAACTACAGACAATCCATGCCAGTGCAAAGTATGTGCAGAAATCGCAACGTTCAACTCAATACACATATGCCGGGTCATCGGACGTCTTGGGACAAATCCATGAACTAATGGACCAAGAAGGCGTGCTACTGATTCCTCGAATTACGAGTAAGAATGTAATGACGATTTCGAACAAGAAGGGCGCGGTGGTGTACTTTACCGAATTAATTATGACGATGACGTGGGTCAACACTGATAATCCCGAAGAAACAATCGAATGCCCATGGTATGCGCAAGGTGTTGATACCGCCGGTGAAAAGGGCGTTGGTAAGGCACTAACTTACGGTGAAAAGTACTTTTTACTTAAGTTTTTCAATATCGCCACCGACGACATGGATCCCGATTCGTTTCAAAAAAATGTTGAGAGCAAAAAACAACCTGACCCGATTTCTAACGAACAAAACGAAACATTAACGAAACTATTTAAAGCAATGGCGACCGCCACTGGTAAGCCAGAGACCGTAGTTAAATCGGCGTATTTAAGCAAGGCACACGTTGCCCATATCAACGACTTAAATTACGAGACAGCTAACCAGATGATCGTACTTGTAACCAAGCAACTGGACCACGTTAACAAAACACAGGAGGAACTACATGATTAATCGAACAGTACTAATAGGACGCCTAACTAAAGATGTTGAGCTTCGCCACACAGCTAAAGGCGATGCGGTAGCTAGTTTTACCGTGGCAGTTAACCGACAGTTTACCAACTCACAGGGTGAACGTGAAGCGGATTTCATCAACTGTGTAATGTGGCGTAAGGCAGCAGAAAACTTTGCTAAGTATACACAAAAAGGTTCGTTGGTAGGTATTGAAGGGCGGATTCAAACCCGTTCATACGAAAACCAACAAGGGCAACGAGTTTATGTAACTGAGGTTGTAGCGGATAACTTCTCGTTGCTAGATTCGAAACCAAAAGGCAACCAGCAAAATAACACACGGCAAGCATCAACGCCAGGAGATCCATTCGCTAATGGCGGGCAGTCAATTGATATTGGTGACGATAGTTTGCCTTTCTAAGGTGATGTAAATGCAGAGAGCGAGAGCGGAGCAACGAGGCAGAGATTTGATAATTCATCTTGATAGACCACTGAATCAAGATCATTTAGAGACAGTCAGTGGCAGTCAAGGCGAGTTCTACGTTGATTTCGAGGTAGCAGACCCGCGGAAAGCACGAGTACAACAGCGACGGTTATTTTTCGCCCTACTCCATGATATTGAAACGTATTTCGTAGTGCCGAGTGAATTTTTAAAATCGATGTTCTATACCCAGTACGAGTTTTATACCGCAGGTAAGTCTATTAGCTTATCAGACACCACAGAATCGTCTGTGAGCGATGCTAACACATTACTAGACCTAGTTATCGATTTCATGTTCGAGTGGCATGTGCCGTTTAAAAAAGGCTATGAGTTGATACCACGAGAAGAACAGTATTTTATCTACCAATGCTGTAGACATCGGGTCTGTCTGATTTGTGGGGAACACGCTGACATTCATCACGTCGACGTGGTCGGACGAACGAATCGAAACAAGATTGACCATTCAAAACGGCATGTACTGCCACTATGCAGAGTGCATCATGGTGAAATCGAAAGCATTACGCCAGCTAAGTTTTCCACTAAGTATCACGTGCCCGTTGATGGTATCAAGTTGAGTATTGAAGATTTAAAACGATTGAAAATTAAAGGAAATTATGGGGGTGATTGATTGGCACAACGAAGGATGTTCAGTAAAAAAATAACCGACACAGACACTTTTCTAGACATGCCGCTATCATCACAGGCATTGTATTTCCATCTCAACATGCACGCCGATGATGATGGGTTCGTCTCGAATGCCAAAACAATTAAGCGAATGATTGGTTCAAGTGATGATGATTTGAAATTGTTGTTAGCCAAGCAATTTATATTTGCCTTCGAATCCGGGGTCGTAGTTATCAAGGATTGGAAAATTCATAACTACATTCGTAAGGATACTTACAACACCACGATTTATGGCAATGAAAAGGAACAATTAGAGCAGGATGAAAATGGTGCGTATACGTTACGTCCACGGTCCGTCGACGAACCGTCACCACAGGTTAGGTTAGGTAAGGTTAGGTTAGGTAAGGATAGTAATATATATAGTTCATCTAACGATGAACCGCATATCGACTTGAAAACATTTAAAGAGATTATTAGCTACCTGAACGAAAAAGCAGGAACTAAGTACCGAGCTAGTGGATCTAAAACACAACGATTAATTAAAGCAAGGTTTAATGATGGCTTTAATGATGAAGATTTCAAGAAAGTAATCAATATTAAAGTAGCTGAATGGAGTGGTACAGATATGGCTAAATATTTGAGACCAGAAACTCTTTTCGGTACTAAATTTGAAAGCTACTTAAATCAAGAAGTTAAACCAAAGGTAGAGAAAGGGACACAATCTTATGGCGGGGTTGAATTTTGAGTTACTAAAGCATGTGAAGAAAACAAGTGAATATTGCCAAATCCATCCCGACCAAAAGTTATTAATGTTGGCTAACCATGAACCTTTCTGTCCTAGATGCGTTGAGGAGAAACGTAGGCATAAAAATAACGAGTTAGTCACGATAGGCGCTATGCGGAACTACAAGCGTGGCTTTCATGATGTGTTACGAAAAGATTCGATTATTGATGATGAGGACTTGTGGAAAGCGAGCTTTGATAACTACGAAGTCAAATCTGGTAGTGAAGCGGAAGTGAACCTGAAAAAGGCTAAGCGAATCGCATACAGGTACATGGACCGTAGCTACCAAGCTAACACCATCATTACAGGCAAGCCGGGGGTCGGTAAGTCACACTTAGCAATTTCGATGCTTAAGGGCGTCAATGAGAACATCAAGCCTAACGCGTCCTGCTTGTTTATATCAATTAACGAAATGATGCGAAAAATTAAGGATTCGTTCGAGCATCGAGATAGTTATTACACCGAATCTCGCATGGTGGACTTGCTCGGTAAGGTTAGCCTACTTGTGTTGGATGATTTGGGCAGTGAAGCCTCGTTTAGGCGCGAATCAAGAGAAGCAAGTGAATATGTACAGCAAGTGCTTTTCGGCGTCTTAAACAAGCGGAGCCGGACAATTATCACTACTAATTTGAGTAGTAAGGAACTATCGGAAATATATAACCCAAAATTATTAAGTCGGATGTACAAAGGTGTCGTCAAGAACGACGCGATTATCAAATTTGAAAAAACAGAAGATAAAAGGATGGCAATTTTCTAATGTGTAAATTATGTGGCGGTACGCAGGTCGTGTACCAAACGAGTGGAGCAATTATGCAGGTGAAACCCTGCCCGAATTGCAATGTGGAATACCGAAAAGCAAAGGAGCGTGAAGCTAATGTGGCAATTGGTCGGGGTTAATAGCAAGGAAGTATACGGTGAAAGCAAACATAAGTCGGACCTGCATAAGTGGATGCTTAAGAACTACACAAAATATGAGGGTGACCGTAAGGATAGCGTTTACATGGACATGCCTGAACCGATGCGTTATGTAAGGGTTGGTACGGCTGTTAAGCAAGCCGATATTGAGCAAGAGCTATTGGATCGTGGCGACTACGAAGGCTTCCGTAAAGCTCGTAGATTGAGCATCTCAAAAGTTAAAAAGCGTAAGTATATTGGCGAGATTAGTATGATGAAGCACAAGATGAAGGTTTCCCGGCAGAAACTAATTCCAGAAATGCTTGATAGGAACCTTAGCTATGCTGACATTGCTTGGAAGTTAGGTGTAGAGCTCCAAACGATTTATTCAGATTTGCGGGAACTCGGGATTGAAATTGAAAAAGAGACTAGTAAAAGGACACCTAAGACGTGGACCAAAAAGAAGATGCGTTTCTAATTGCCGAAAGAAACAAGGGTACAAAGTTTGATGAAATTGCCGAAAAATTAGGCATGGAAAGATCTAACGTTACCAGTCACTGGTACAAGCTATGTAAAAAGAAGGTGTCCGCAAGTGATTAAGCTAGTGATTGACGGTGAGCCAGTAGCCGCTAGTAGACCGAGAGTAACGCGGAAAGGTTGGGCGTACATTGCGCCGAAATATAAAGTCTATAAAGATAGAGCTCACTTAATGGTTAGAAAGCAATACAAAGGCGAACCACTTATGGGCGCGTTGAAAGTTAAGACCACATTTTATCGTTCTGTTCAGAAAAGTGTGTCAAAAGCCGAACACAACAGAAGGCTTTCTAACGAGCATAGACCTATCTTTAAGCCGGACATAGATAATCTATTTAAAGCAGTCACAGATGCGTGCACAGGCGTTGTCTGGCATGATGACAACCAGATTGTGAGCGTCGAGATGGAAAAGATGTACGCCAAAGAGCCTAGAGTTGAAATGGAGGTTCATGAATTATGACAACAGAGGAAATTGTTAGAGAAATCTACGGTAATAATTACACGATTGAAGACGTAAAACGTATTGAAAAAGCAGTAGTCGACGAACAGGAACATTGGCGGAAAAAGAAGTTTAAAAAGGGGCTATGAAGCTATGAATTTTAAAAATTTAACTAGTGAAGAACGCATTGTGGCTAATTTTATTAACAAAGCTTTTGAAGAACGCAATCAAAACATGGTAAGCACTCTTGTTTGGATTAATAACCACGTTAATCATTTAGCTAGTCAGCGTCCAGACGTACACAGAGCGATGAACAATTTAACAAATAAGCAATTTAATCATGTGATTGCAGAAATATTATTACCATTTTAGGGGGAATTAAAACAATGTACGTAATCAAGAACACAGCAACTAACAAATATTATCGTAGGCTAGGAAATCAAGCTCACCAATATGTGGGTATTGAAGATGCCACGGTGTTTAGAAAATGGAAGCAAGCCAAACAGAAAGCTGACATCTTACACGCTGCGATTAGTCCAATTGGCGAACAGGTCAATTTTGAAGTTAAGCAACACAAGTTTTACGTGTTAAAAAATAGAAATGATAAAGGATATATGAATCAAGTTTCATGGAATGCGCCGAAAGAAGAAGCCAAAATGTTTGCTACTGAAGAAGACGCTAAGCGTGAAGCGATTAATTTAGCTACTGCTATGGCAAGAGTTGGTGTTGAACTTAGTTTTAAAGTAGAGGAAATCTAATGACTGTTAGTGAATTAATTTTGGAATTAAATAAGTTTGATGGAAACTTAGAAGTCGGAATTGAATGGGATAAAAGCTTTGATATCCATAAGATTACGGAGATTTATAACCCTGATGAGACAGTTAAGCAAGTAAGTATTGTATGGAGGTAGAAGACTAATGGATTGGGAAACAGAAATGCAGAAATTACAGGATGAACAGGCAAAGTTAATGAACAAGTTTGAAAGAGTATTGCGTAACATTAACCGGCATGATGATGATTTCGCGAAAGAATTAAGACAGATAACGGAAAAATTAATCAGTAATAATGTCAAGATAAATGCGATGTACCGCTAATTATAGAGAGGGAAGAAAACTAGCAGAAAAATTGGAGGACGAACAATGCTAAAAGAATATCGTAAGACAGCAACGATTAAAGCAGAACAATTCGATGGTTCGGCAGAGATGATAGAAAAATATGGAATTGTGAAAGAAAACTTTGTAATTGACGGTTGGGGTCCTACGTTTTCAATACCAACCCTTGAAGGCGGTTTGGCTATCAATATAGGTGATTGGATTGCTACAGGCGTCTATGGTGAACATTGGCCAATCGCGGATGACATTTTCAGAAAGACGTACGAAGAGGAGGTTCAATCATGACGGTATATGTACTTTGTTGGTAGGAATATGATGAAGTGCAAATAATGGGTGTGTATTCCGACCGAAAGAAAGCAGAAGACGCGATTTGTGACGATGAAATCGATGATAGAGGATATGAATGGTTTGGTTATCACATTGAAGAACATATATTAGATTGTTAGCGGAGGAAAACAAATGTGGTTTGAGATTGTAGTAATAATTTTTTATTTATCATAACGTGTGTATTGGGTGATGTGTGGAGCGTTTTAAAATCAATACTTGCGCATTTGATGATACATGATCAGGTTAAGATGACAACGAATGAATTTCAAGCGATGACTAATTTAAAGAAAATGTGGAAGAAATTCGACGATGAATGATGGCAATAAAAAAGAGCACCTCGCAGACATGCCCTCGATCTAATAATCTCAACAACATTATTATAACAGGAGTGACGGGGCATGACATTATTACCAGAATTAGATGATGAAAAGACAATCAAAAACGTTAAACGTTTCTTCGAAAAAGAATTTCCAACCTTGCAAAACATGGCCCATATTTCATTTGTCGACATCAAGTCGCCGGTTATTAGTGGCATGCCGGCAGCTCACGGCATGGATAATGGATCGGAAACTAAAGCAACTCTGCATGTCTATGCTAAGAACGTGTTACACAAAGTAATAATGGCGTGTGGTGGCTTAGATTGTCGGCATCGCAAGATTTTAGAACTGCGCTGTTTTAAAGAGTTAACGTGGATCGAAATATATGAAGTAACAGGCTATGGAAAAACTAGGGCGCAGGAGCTGCTAAATGAATCGTTTCTACAATTCGCGTGGGCGTTTGCAGACGTTGACGATTTGCGAGTGTTCAAAAACGAACGCTTAGCGACCAATTAGCGGACACAGGGCGACCGCAAAAGGCTGTATATTGGTAGTATCGAAAGATGTAATACAGATGGTTCGACAGATTTCCGTTTCAACAAATTCAATCAGGGAAGGCATGTTACGTTTGTCGCAAGGTTCGATTCCTTGCTGTCTTATTACTGGTGTATTTGACGTAGTTGGTAGCTACGGAAATATAAATACAAAGGAAGTCCAGTGATATATCGTTTTGGGATATATTAAAGGCTGGCATAAGTCCTACTCGGAAGCCATCGGGGACAACTACCAGATGGGATGTGGCGGAATAGGTAAAGCCGCAGTGAGATTGATAGCTAATCGGGAACCAACCTCACTGAGTTAGCAAAAATACCAAGTGGCTAGTTGTAAGGTGCAAATCCTTACCATCTCATAGTTATAACGCTAGGGTCACATAACTTAATTGTTGTGTGGCTTTTTATTATGGGGGTAAATGGTATGGCAGTAATGATTAACAGTAAATACGGGTACGAGCCGCCAGAGTGGGTGCAAGTTGATGCTCGGCTAGATAAATGGTACAAGGATAAGAAGCGTCGTGAAAAGAAACGGAGGAAACAACATGCCAAGGACAAGAAGATGCCGCTATCCTAACTGCCATGCAATGGTTGCGTTCCCTCACTACTATTGTCAGCAGCACTATGAGCATGAAGCTGAGTACCTGGCTAGTCGGCAACGTTGGGCACGCAGCAATGACAAACAATACACACACAAGTACAACACGGTCACTCGTTATCGCAATGAGGACAAGCGCCAGCAATACAACTTCTATCGGACAAGGCAATGGTCACACCTAAGGCAACGGGTCTTGGAGCGTGACCATTACTTATGTGCTTACTGCAAAGTGCAAGGCGTTATCACACCTGCTAAAACAGTGGATCACCTTGTGCCAATTGAGGTTGATGAAACATTGAAAGCTAACGTTGATAACTTAGCTGTTATCTGCAGGAGTTGCCATCGACTCAAGACAGACTGGGAGCAAGCAACTTATGGTACTGGTCAAGGCAACGAGCTTAAAAGTATCAAACCAATTAGAGATATATCAGCAATCGTTGTGTTAATGAATAAAAATAAACTCAATCGATTTATTGGTGCCTGTCGTGCGATTTAAGCGACTTTAAATTTATGAGTGTAATTGTACTCAATGATAATTAAAACAACCCCCGCCCCCTTATACGGCCAATGGAGAGCCACACATTGCCATCATCTTGTGATAGAAACAATTTTTGAAAATTTTAAGGTAGGGGGGTCACCAAATAATGAAAGGAGGCATATAAAATGAAAAAAGTGGATAAAGACGTCAACGGCGGGCAATTGTCACGTACACCGCCAGCTTACTTAGGCCGGCAGGCTAAGGTCGTTTGGCGTCGATTAGTTCCTTTTTTAGAAGACAATACCCCGGTTAAGCGCATTGATAGCGGGCTTGTAGAGCAATATGCTTCCCAATATGAGATTTATCGCAATGCGTATAAACATATCCAGGAAAACGGTGAAGTCCAAGCAATCTATAAGACGTTGCAAGATCAGACCGGTCAAAAAATTGGTCGAGACTTCGTGGGTTACAAGCGTAATCCTATGACTCAAATTTACGATTCAGCGGTTAAAAATCTGACTAAACTAGGCGCTGAACTAGGTTTGTCGCCAAAATCGCGTAGTGATTTGCTCAAGTTAAACTTAGATGACCATAAGGACAATCGGAGCGTCGCTGATCGAATGAAAGAGTTCTTGGGAGGATGATAATGAAGATTGATTTAACCCAAACACATGATGTTATTGGAGCTTATCAAGCATTAGACTGCTCAGCGATTCGCCAACAATACAAAGACGCAGGAACTCAGTATGCTTTAGATGTTTTAGATCAGAAGGTAACTACTGGTTATTTGATTAAGCTAGCGGCTTTTCGCCATATTAGAGACTTGCAACGACAAGGCAGCGTTGACTTTCCCTTTACTTATTCGGTAAAGCGAGTGGATCAAGTGCTTAAATTTGCTTCCATTTGTCCGAACGTTGATACAGGCGAACCAACTAAACTAATGCCGTGGCAAAAATTCATTATGGCTATGTTAATTGGCTGGCGTAATGATGATGGTGGTAAGCGATTCTCACGGGCTATTGTTTCCGTTGCACGTGGCCAAGGTAAAACTTATCTTATGGCGATTATTACTGCCTACAGTTTTTTAATTGAGTCGTTGGGACTATCTAACCAAGATTATTTAGTTTCATCCATTAATTACAAACAAACGAGTAAGATTCTGGGTTACATTAAATCAATGCTAGCCAAGATTGCAACGATTGAACCATTTAAGTCGCTGATTGCTGATAGCGGGTTAGATACACGGACGCTGTCTTCGCAATCTGATCAAGTCACAATGAGCAAGACTAATAACAAGTTGCGGGCGATTAGCCATGAGGCCGGTCAGTACGATAGTTTTCACTTTACAACGGCGATTTTTGATGAAATTGGTGAAATTAAGACACGACAGAAGATTTCTAAAATTGTTTCGGGCCAAGTTAAGGTGCGTAATAAGCAATTTATTCAAATTTCAACGGCATATCCTGACCCAACTGTGCCATTCCATGATGATGAGCGTATGATTCAGCAAGCCATGGAACAGGACTACTTGCGTGATGCCGATACATATTTGGGGCTTATTTGGTCGCAGGACAATCTGGACGAAACTTATAAGCCCGAAACATGGGTTAAAAGTAATCCCTTGCTGGATTTACCGAGTCAGCGAGAAGTTTTGCTAAACGGCTTGACAGATAAGCGTGATTCAGACGCTTTGTCAGGCACACTCAACGACTTTCAAAACAAAAATCTTAACTTGTGGCTAGAACAATCGTCTGACAGCTTTTTGAAGTTGCCTGACGTTGAAAAAGCCATTGTGCCATCATTTAGTTTTGATGACCGGCAAGTCTATATTGGCTTTGACTACTCGATGTTTAGTGATAACACGGCGTTAGCGTTTGTATTCCCTTATCGTGATAATAATGGCAAACCACGATGGTTTATTTATCAGCATAGCTTTATTCCCTGGCAGAAAGCTGGTTCGATTGAAGCTAAAGAAAAACAAGACGGTATTAATTATCGGGACTTAGCTAAAAAGGGATTTTGCACAATCACTAGTCACCCCCAAGGATTAATCAATGACGAACAAGTTTATCAGTGGTTGCTTAAATTTGTTGAACAGCATCAACTGGAAGTTGTTTTCTTTGGTTATGATGCTTGGGGACTAACGCCCACAATTAAACAATTAGAATTAAATTCAGGTTGGCCATTGCAAGCCATTCGGCAGCGGACTAGTGAATTGAAAGATCCAACTAAGTTTTTACAGACCATGTTTGTGGAAGGCTCAGTCGACCGCTTGGATGATCGAATTATGGAAAAGGCGTTATTAAATGCTGAAATTTATGAAGATAAAATTGGTATTCAAGTCGATAAGGCTAAGGCCACACTGAAAATTGATGTGGTAGATGCGTTAATTGACGCCTTATTCCAAGCCATGTATCACTTTGAAGACTTTGCAGATGTAAACAATCCTGATAAACAGGTCGAACGCATGAACGAAAAACAAGTTCTTGAATGGTTTAATAACCCGGAGTCGGGATTGCTAGGAGATGATATTAATGATTTTTAAACAATTTTTTGCAACTATCTGGCATTACTTTGATGTGCTGTGTTTTATTCTAGGTATGATTGCTGGGGTATATGCAGCCTTTTTATTTGGACAGGCACAGGGCGTTCTAGCAATTGCGGTAGCTTTGTTTTTAGTTGGCTGGCTTTCGGAAGTCGTAACAGCTGGCCAAAAAGGGGGTGATTAATAATGCCTTTCTTTGAACCACCAACAGCAATAAATAATTCAGTTAATATTCAAAGCGTGCCAGTAGAAGACGATAATATCGTTAATTTTCTGTCACCAACTGGCGATAATGAATATGTTAGTGCCAAAGATGCTTTGAAAAATTCAGATATTTATTCAGCAGTTAACCAAATATCTGGAGACTTAGCCACGATACAATTAATGGCCAATATGCCACGAGCGCAAGGGATTTTAAACAATCCTAGCACGACAACTAACGGACACACGTTTTGGCAGTCTATGTATTCGCAATTGCTATTGGGTGGTGAATGTTTTGCCTACCGTTGGCGCAATCCTAACGGTTTAGATTTACGCTGGGAATATTTGCGGCCTAGTCAAGTGCAAACTTACTTATTAGATGATGGCAGTGGTTTAACCTATACGGTTACTTTTGACGAGCCTGATTTGGGCGTTCTTCAATATGTACCGCAGTCTGACATGATTCACATTCGATGGGCTAGTACCGATGGCGGTATGACGGGTAATAGTCCTTTAAAAGCATTATCGAATGAGTTACAAGTCAAAAATTCATCTAATAATTTAACGTTAGCTGCACTGGCACGTTCAATTAGCGCTCCTGGCGTCCTATCTATTCAGCACGGTGGGCTGCTAAGTGAGAAGATGAAGGCCAGCCGTTCACGTAACTTCATGAAACAGGTGAACAATTCAAACGGTGGCCCGGTAGTTATTGATCAACTTGAAGATTACAAGCCACTAGAAATGAAAGCCGATGTTACTAAGCTGTTAAGCCAAACAGATTGGACGAGTAAACAAATTGCTAAAGTCTTTGGCATTCCTGATAGCTATTTGAATGGCCAAGGTGACCAGCAAAGTAATATCGATCAAATTAAGGGTATGTATACCAACGCCCTTAATCGCTATTTACAGGCGATTTTAGCTGAGCTGGATAATAAGCTTAATGCTAAGATTACGGCCAATATACGGACTGCTGTCGACCCCTTAGGAGACTCGTATGCAGCTACCCTATCGGGACTAACTAAAGATGGCACAATTGCTAACAATCAAGCAACTTGGCTACTACAGCAGACTGGTTATTTCCCAGATGAAATGCCTGCTGCTAAATCGGAAAAAGGAGGTGATAATGATGACAAAGAAAGTGATGATTAAAGGCGATATTGTTGATGATCAAACAGCCGGGTTCTATCAGTTCTTCGGAATGCCAGCAGTATCACCTTCGGGTGTTGCTGAAATTTTAAATGATGATAGTGGCGATGACGATGACGACGGTGATGATGAAGCACTTGAAGTTGACATTGCTTCCAATGGTGGCGATGTTTTTGCTGCTAGTGAGATTTACACTATGCTAAAGAATTATGCTGGCAATGTAACAGTTAATATTCAAGGATTAGCAGCTAGTGCGGCAAGCGTGATTGCTATGGCTGGCGACCACATCAATATTTCACCAACTGCTCAGATTATGATCCATAAGGCTTGGTCACAACCAGCTGGTAATGCTGACGATTTGGAGCATGAAGCCAGTATTTTAAATGGCATTGATCAATCAATTGCCAGTGCTTATGAAGCTAAAACCGGCATGGATCAAGCCGACTTGCTACAATTAATGGCAAATGAAACATGGTTAACCGCTAGTGATGCCGTTGATAAAGGTTTCGCTGACGAAATTATGTTTGCTAATGATCAACAATTACAACCGGTTAATGCTATTTCACATATTCCGCCTAAATCTGCAGTTAATAAGCTAATGAATTTAATTTACAAGGCGGATAAGGATAAAGCTAAACCGTCTAAAGAAGAAAATACTACTAATAGTCAATCTGCTGAATTACGAAACAGCAAATTGGCTATTTTATTTGGAAAAAATCAAAAGGAGGCCAACTAATGGCTAATATTAACACAATCAATGATGCTTGGATTGCCCAAGGTCAAAAGGTATCAGACTTGAACGACAAGTTAAACGCAGCTGTCCTTGACGACAGCTTTGATCAAGACAAATTTAAAGCAATGAAACAAGATCGCGACAATGCGGTTGCCCGTCGTGATGCTTTACATGAACAATTGGAAGAAGAACGTAAGGCTCAAGAAATTGCCAATATGGATGATAAGGACAAGACCCCACTTGATGATAAAGAAAAAGACATCAAAGCTGAGTTCATCAAGAACTTCCAAGGCATGATTAAAGGTGACCCGAAAGTTATGAACTTGGTAACTTCGTCTACTGACGAAGGTGGCAACGCAATTGGTTTGACTATTCCCCAAGATATTCAAACAGCAATTAATACGCTGGTTCGCCAATACGATTCATTGCAACAATATGTTAATCGGGAAGCTGTTACAACTCAAACTGGGTCACGAGTTTACGAAAAGTGGACTGATGTTACTCCGTTAGCCGATTTGGATGATGAAACGGCTACTATTGGTGATAATGATGATCCTAAGCTATCCATTATCAAATACACAATCCATCGGTATGCTGGTATTACTACTGCCACTAATTCATTACTAAAGGATACAGCTGACAACATCATGGCTTGGCTATCACAATGGATTGCTAAGAAGGTTGTTGTTACTCGCAACGCTAAAATCATTGAAGTAATGAACAAGGCACCAAAGAAACCAACTTTAGCTAAGTTCGATGACATTATTACGATGATTAATACTGCCGTTGATCCTGCCATCAAGTCTACGTCATTCTTAATGACAAATACGTCAGGTTTCAATGTGCTTTCCGAGGTTAAGGATGCTATGGGGCGTTACTTATTGCAACCAGATCCAACCCAACCTGATCAGTATTTAATCCGTGGCAAGCGGATTGTAGAGGTAGCTGACAAGTGGTTGCCTAACGTTGGGACTACATCATCCCCAGTTTATCCACTTTACTATGGTGATTTGTCACAAGCGGTAACTTTGTTTGACCGAGAAAGTACTTCCTTATTAACTACCAATATTGGCGGTGGTGCATTCGAAAAAGACCAAACCAAGATTCGCGTAATTGATCGTTTTGATGTTGAGCCTACTGATACGGAAGCCTTTGTTGCGGGTTCGTTCAGTAAAATTGCTGACCAACCGGCCAACTTTGCGGCTAGTGCTGCTCCAGCGACACCTGATTCAACGACCCCTGGGAAGTAATTAGTCAATTATGTCGCCAATAAATACACAGTACAGTAACAATCTGGGCGGCTAAGTAAGGATGTGATTTAAGTGGCAGCTAATTTAGAAACATTAAAATCATCTTTGCGAATTGACGGGGATGATGATGACGAGCTGTTAAAAGGCTATTTGTCTGCAGCCACTAGCTACATTACACAGGCCATTGGGGACGACAATAGCGTTCCGGGGTTCTATGAAATGGAAGGTGTGAATAACTTGTTCGAAACTGCTGTTTACGCCTTGGCTGGTTCATATTGGTACTATCGGACATCAATCACTTCAAACGCTGTTAATCCAGTTGACTTAGTTGTTGATTCAATCATTGGCCAATTACGAGGCCTGTATAACCAAAAGCAAGATGAGGTGGACGATAATGGCGATTAATAGGTTAACTCCAGTTGATTTTAACCAACGTATACAGATTGGCACTGTTAAAACTGTTCAAAATCTTATTAATGGAACTAGTAAGCCGACTTTTGTTAGTCAGTTTAGTTTATACTGCGCACCCTATACACGATCGATTGCATCTTCGTATCAACTCACAGCTGAACAATTAGAGCAAGTAGTGGTTATTATTAGGCATAATCCTAAAGTTTATGAAGGTATTCAATGTAAGTATAAAGGTAAACTTTACGATGTCGTCAATGACAGCATAGATGATTCTAGTAATTATCTATCTTGCGATTACTTGACACTCCAAAAGGTTACTAAGGGGACTTAGCTATGGCAAAAAATGATATAACCGACCAACTAGAAAACTGGCTTAAAGACGTCCACAAGCTAGTCCCTAACGAAGCTGAACAAGAGAAGATAACTAAAGCCGGTGCTAAGAAGCTAGCTGATAACTTGACGGAAGCCACGCGGAAGAAACATTACAGCTCACATAAAGACGAGAAGTACGGACATATGGCTGATAACATAAGCTATAATGGAAATGACATAGACGGTGAACATGATGGAAGTTCAATTGTTGGGTGGACTAACAAGTATCATGATATGAATGCTAGGCGGTTAAATGATGGGACTAAGCACATTAAAGCTGACCACTTTGTTGACCAGAACCTAGCCGACTCACAAGATGATGTCTTTAACGCCATGCTGGATGAATATAAGAAGGGTGGTGATGGCTAGTGTTGTTACCAGTATCACAGGTGGCCAGCCTAGTTAACGCCCTCAATTTAACGTGGCTCGATAAAGTATACCTTAATGAAATACCTAATGAAGATTTAGACAACACTGATACTACAGTCATGCTATTACAAGAGACCGATTCAAGTCCGGCCTACCATGCAAACAGCACGTTTAAAGGCCTGGCAATGGGTGTTGAGATTCAAATATTTTACAAGGTCAACATAGCCGATGACTTTAATCCATTGGAAGCTGAAATAGCTTTGATGAAAAACCTTAAAGCGTCCGGCTGGTTAATCGTATCTAGTCAGCACCACACAACTGACCCAGATACTAACCAAGTGACCAAAACAATTTACGTAACTAAAAATGAAATGATATAAAGGAGAGATTTATAAATGTCAAAACATAATATTGTAAAAGCAACTTTTGCTTTACTAGACGATAACGGTGACTTAATTAAAGACGCTACTAAAGGGCTATCTACTGACGGAATCTATGTTGCCGACCATAGTGGCGAAGGTTTCAGTCAAATCAACGTGACTGCTATTGAAGCAGCCGGAGTAGCAGGTTGGGGAAATGGGCAAGTTAAACGTACGGCTTATGGTAAGTCGATGCCTACGCTGGCTTTAACCGCTTTAGATTTAGATTTTAAGATTAATCAAATGCTTAAAGGGTTTACACAAAATCCTAATACCGGTGCATGGGTACGTCAACTACCTAAGCCACACGTGGCGATGATTGCCGAATCTCAATCACTAGATGGCGACATTTCAATTTATGAATGCTTTAACAATATTGAATTCGTTGAAGAAGCATCTAACAACTCAACTGATACCAATAATGAAGCGGCTTACTCAACAGTTCTAAATGGTACTGTCTTAGCACCATTGAAGCCAGACATTTTCTTAGCTGCCAATGGCGTACAACAACCTTACATGATTGCCAAGTCAAATGACGCTAACTTTAACTTAGATAAACTTTATGCTGAAACGTTTGGCGGATATACCAAACCAGCAAGTGCAACAACCGTTGTAACGCCTAGTGCACCTAGTAAATAGCAACAATTAAAAGGCTTCCCACTAAGGGTGGCCTTTCAATACATACAAATTTAAATAAAGGGGTACAATTCACTATGAAAATTAATGCTAAAAAATATTTTAAAATCAATAAGACGGCCGATGTAACACCAACTAACAATATCATTCGTTTAGCTACTAAGGTTCAAATTGGCATGTTGGAATCACAAGATACTGAAAAAGAAATCACTGAACTAGACGCCATGAAGAATGGCCTAGAATTGCAAGACGAAATGGCCGATTTTGTGCAACGGGTCATGGGCTACACTGACCAGCAAATGGAAACAATCAACGATACAGTATCGATTGAACGGTTTGGTGAAGGCGTTGGTTACCTAATCATGCGCTTAAATGGTATTTCCGACGCTGAAATTAAGTTGTCTGAACAGAAGCAACGCAAAGCCATTGAAGAAGCCAAGGCGTCAAAATAAGCCGGCACAAGCGCAACAGTGAGCTAAAAAAGGAAATCCTAAAGTTGAAAAACCAACAGGAAGACTTTAACTTGCTAGCTCAGCAGCTATTAAACGAGGGGCTATCACCGAAAGACTTCGATGATAGTTCCTTTTTTAATACAATGGCTATTTTAAATGCTCGTAAAAAGGAAGATCGTGCTGAACTAGTCGACCCGCTCGAGGCCATTAATCAAACATATGGCTTGTAGCGCTTGTGCCAAAAAGGAGGTTGAAAAATAATGGCTAAAAAAGTAGTTGGCCGTGAGATGGCCAGTAGGGTTGGCTTAGATTCAACAGAAGCTGTTAAATCACTCAAACAGTTAACCGCTGAGGTTAAAGCTAACACTAGTGGATGGAAAGCCCAAGAGACGGCCTTAAAGTCAGCGGGTGAGTATCAAAAGGCCGCCGCGGCTAGGGTAAACGGCTTAATCAAATCAATGGAAGCTCAAAAGGCTAAAATTGATGAGTTAAAGTCCCGCCAAGCAGGCCTAAATAGAGATACAAAAACCGGTGAAGAACAATATTTAAAACTGACTGACCAGATTAACAAGGCTAGTCGTTCATATGATAGCATGGGTGGTCAGTTAGACCGTGCTAAGTCAAAATTACAGTATTATAATAGCGGGTTAGCCGACCTACAAAAGGGCTATAAACAGAGTACAGCTTTAAGTGAGTCCTATGTGAAACGCCTAGAAGCCGAGGGTAGGTCAGCAGAAGCCAACAAGGCTCGTTTAAGTGGCTTGAAGCAGGCTTATTCGAACATGGAAGCCCAGTATAAGGCTCAAGTTAACGAACTGGAACGGATTAAAAACGCCAGTGGTACTACTAGTGACGCTTATAAACGTCAGCAAGTACGAGTTAATGAGACCGCAACAGCCATGGCTAAAGCTAAAACTAGCCAAAACGAACTAGTTAAGGCGATGGAAAAAGAACCACATGGATTTATGTCAGGTGTGCGGTCTAAGTTAGATTCCGTTGATGACAAGGCTAAGAAGACATCTCATTTATTTGGCACAATTCTAGGCGCACATCTAGTTGCTAACGGGATTACCAACGCTATTGGCCAAATCACGGCTAGTTTTGGCGCTTTAAAAGATTCCGTGGTTCAGTATGATGACAAGCAACGTACGATGGCAGCCACATGGGAAACTCTTACAGGATCTGCTGGTAAGGGCAAACAAATGGTCGGCATTGGCAATGAATTAGCTTCCGCGTTTAATCAAAATATCAATGTGGTTGATGAACTTAACCAGTCGTTCTACCATGTATTTGATAATGCACCACGAACTAAAGAATTAACTAAGTCCATCTTAACGCTGGGTGATACGCTTAACCTTAGTGATGAGAATGTTACTAGATTAGGCACCAACTTCACTCATATGCTATCAAGTGGCAAGATGCAGCTTGGCGATTTCAACATGATTAATGACCAATTGCCAATGTACGCTGAAAAGATGTTGGAGTTTGAAAAAAAGCAACAGCATAATAGTAAGCTAACCATGTCAACGTTACGTGACCAGATGAGTGCCGGTAAGATTAGTGCTAAAGACGCTGAGGAAGTCATGAACTCTCTTGGTGGTAAGTACGCCAAAGCCTCAGAGAACTTGATGAAGACGATTCCTGGTATGGAACGGTCAATCAAGACTCAAATGCCAGCGTTATTAGATGCCGTTTACAAGCCAATTGCCAATATGAAGTCTCCATTAATGGGCCAGTTTACCAAGTGGATTGGCGACAAGAATACTAAATCTGAGTTTGCAAATGTTGGTAAGGCACTATCCTCGCAAATTAATAACATAACTAAAGCATTTGCCGGAAAGAATTTTAATGTTGGTGATACGCTAGATAAAATGTTGGATAATCTAGCTAAAGGCATTAATAAAGTTGGCGCCAATATTGTTGCTCATAAAAAAGAGATTAAGTCATTCTTTAGTTCGATGAAGACTGCTTCTAAGACATCTTTTAACGTGTTCGTACAGTCGCTTAAGGACATTGAACCAATATTAAAGATTATTGGTGGATTCGCTGAGAAACACCCTAAAGTATTCGCTGGCTTAGCTTCTAGTGCCTTTGTAGCAAGTAAGGGTATATCTGCATTAAAACTAGCCTTCAGTGGTTTAGACTTGGCAAAGGGAATGGGCGGTAAGCTGAGCCAGCTTGTGTTCAAACCAAAGGTTGATGGAGCTGAGGGTGAACGAGAGCTAACCAAGTTTGCAAGTTTTGTCAAGAATTCAGGAACTAGAATGGGGCGCTGGTTAAAGACGACTGCTAGTGTAGCCACTACCAAGGCCAAAGGCGCGCTTAGCAGTATGTGGGAACACACTAAATCGGTTGGTGGCAAGATTGGTAGGGGCTTGAAGTGGACGGCTAAAATTGCTTATAAGGGTGCTTCTAAAGCGGTAGGCCTGTTATGGAAGGCCACTAAAGGCACTAGCAAGCTAATTGGTAAGGGATTATCATGGACTGCCAAGATTGCTTATAAGGGTGCTTCTAAGGCATTCAGTGTGCTAGGTGCTGGTATTAAAACACTAGGTAAATCATTTCTATCATTGAGTAAGCTGTTATTAACTAACCCAATCGGCATAGTTTTAACTGCTGTGGTTGCGTTAGGCGTGGCATTCTACGAGGCTTACAAGCACATTAAACCGTTCCATGATTGGGTAAACAAGGCATTTAAAGCAGTGGTTAACTTTGGCAAGGGAATTGCTAAATGGGGTGCAAATGTCGGCAAGTCGATAGGTAAAGCGCTAGGCAACATGTCGAAGAATTGGAATAGCTTCAAGAAGAGTTTTGCGAAGGCGTGGAACAGGCACTGGTCAGACATGGGTAAGTCGCTCAGAAATAGCTGGAATGGTTCCGTTAAGAACACTAAAAATTTCTTTAGCAGTGTTGGCAGAAATTGGAATGGCTTTAAGAAGAGTTTCGCAAAGGCATGGAACAGTCATTGGAACGCCATGGGTAAATCACTCAGAAACAGCTGGAACGGCTCAGTTAAGAATACCAGAAACTTCTTTAGTAGTGTTGGCAAGAATTGGAACGGATTTAAAAATAGCTTCAGAAAGACTTGGAACGAGCACTGGAACGCTATGGGTAAATCGCTTAGGAATAATTGGGACGGATCGGTTAAGCACACAAGAGATTTCTTTAGTAACATGGGTAAGAAATGGGGCAGCTTTAGAAACAACTTTGGAAAGAGTTGGTCAAGCCACTGGAATGACATGCGGTCTAACCTTCATAGTGCATGGAACGGTTCCTATAAACATACTAGAGATTTCTTCTCAGGCATGGGAAGCAAATGGGTTGGCTGGAAAAAGAGCTGGTCACATAGCTGGAATAGCCATTGGGACACCATGCGGTCTAACCTGCACAACTATTGGAACAAAGATTTAAGCCATACTCAAGTGTTCGGACGTTCAATGGGTGGCTGGCTATCAACGTTCAGAAATTCATTTCAAGGCGGCTGGTCTAGATTGGGTTCCGGCGTTGGGAAAATCTTCGGAAACCTTTGGAGTAATCTAAAGGGACTTGCTAGAGGTGGTATGAACAGCGTTATCGACATTATCAACCATGGGATTGATGCGGTTGATAGTGTTATCCATGCGTTTGGTGGTAAAAGAAAGACTATTGCCGATTTAGGCCATGTTAATTTTGCCACTGGTACTGGTATGTTTAGCGGGGCACGAAAACCAATTACCAAGCCTACTATGGCAATGTTAAACGATGGTAATGATAGCCCTCAAACTGGCAACAAAGAAATGGTCATACTACCTAATGGTAACTCAGGCATTGTTCAAGGACGTAACACTAAGATGATGCTACCTGCTGGATCAGAAGTACTGAATGCTAGTGAGACAGCCATGTTAATGAGTATGCAAGGCGTGACTAAGTACGCGAAAGGGACTGGGTTCTTTGGTGATATTTTAAACAGTGTTACTAGTGGTATTTCCGGCGTGACTAGCTGGGTTGGTAAAAAAGTTGGTAGTTTAGAGAAGTTCTTCAAAACTGCTGAAAATATTATCGCTCACCCAATTAAGTCACTTGAAAACCTGTTTAGCTGGTCTTCTAAGGGCATCTCAGGGGTCATGAGTAACATTGGTCACGGCCTATTTAATGGCGTTGGGAAGCAAGCTAAGACATGGTGGTCAACATTATGGAGTATGGTTAACTTAAGCGGCGATGGTTCATACGGTGGTGGCTGGCAATCACCAGGTAGTGGCTGGACACACACCGACGGATTCGGTTCACCTCGTGGTGGTGGTGCTCATGATGGTAACGACTTCTCTGCAAGAATAGGAACGCCATTTCACGCTATGCACGGTGGCACGGTTATCCGTGTTGGTAACCCTCCCGCTGGCTGGGGTGCCGTTGGTTATAACATTGTCACAAGAGATTCAACCGGTAAAGAAATTATTTACCAAGAATTTGGTAATGCAAAAGACGTTAGAGTTCACCAAGGAGAGCATGTAAAAACTGGCGATACACTGGGTGTTCTAGGACGTTCAGGACTTGGAACTGGGCCTCATTTACACGTTGGTTTAACAAACGGTGGTTCAGTTTGGAGCAAAAACGGCATGAGTACTTCAGGCTGGCTGGATATTACTAAGCAGCACGGTAAAGATAAAGGTTCTGATGCTGGCAGTGATACTAATAGCTCACTCCAAAAGACTATCAAGAAGCAAGTTGGCGGTGGTTTCTGGAAGTTTATTAGTAAGCTCGCTAGCATGTTTGGTGATAGTGGAAGTGGTGATCCAGGCGGTTCAGGTGTTCAACGTTGGAAGTCTGATGTTGAAAGTGCATTGAGTAAGCTCGGACTTTCAACCAGTTCAAGCATGGTTAATCGCGTGTTAAGCCAAATCAACACTGAATCTGGTGGTAATTCTCAAGCAATGGGTGGTACTGACGGTTTAGCTGACGGCCATGCCATGGGATTAATGCAAGTTAAACCGGGGACATTTAGAGCTTATCATTTACCTGGGCATAACAACATTTGGAATGGATATGACAATATGCTGGCCGGGTTAAACTATGCAAAACACCGTTATGGTAGTGGATTGAGCTTCCTTGGTAACGGCCACGGTTATGAGAACGGTGGTATTATCAATACTAACCAGTTAATTGAAGTCGCTGAACATAACAAGCCTGAAATGGTACTGCCGTTGACTAACAAATCACGAGCTAACCAATTGATTACACAGGCTAATCAAATTGTAAATGGCAACAATGATAGCGCTCAAGTTGCATCTATTGATAGTGAGAGCAATAAAAAGCTTGATAAACTAATCAGCTTAATGTCCGCCATTCTAGGCAACATGGGTAATGTACAAGCCGTCATTGCTAAAGCCGACGTGGTTAATGCCGTAAAATCGGATAATAAGACAGCTTCACAATACTCACAAATGATGGGGTACTAATCAAAGGGTTGTCCTTAAATGGACACCCTTTTTACATAACTAAACTTAAAAGGAGGTTAAATCGTGACCTTACAACGAGATGATTTTGAATATGCCGGATTAAATAGCCGGAAAGATTTACAAGTTGAGATGGGTAACGTGGTTTTACCTAGTGCACCAGCCATGGCTGAACAAGTTACTGACATACCGGCTATGTATGGTAATCAGTTTAACGGCACGGACTTTACCAGCCGGACGATTAATATTCCGGTATCCATTTACTGTGCTGATAATCAAGACAGATTTAATCAGATTATGCACAATTTAAGCGGTCTGCTATTAAGCGATGACCCCAATGACAATGACAAAGAATACCCACTAGTGTTTGGCTTTGAACCTAAGGTAACCTATTGGGGGCATATTACTGCAATCAGTGACCCAGCTCCAATTAATCCGGGTATGTATGACATGACACTAACCATTACCTTTGTGCAGTCTGACCCACGGGCAACTATGCCACAGGTTGAAACACCCTTAAAGAACGGCTTAAATACAATCACTGTTGACGGCACCGCACGAACAGCTCCGGTTATTCAAGTTGTGCCTAAACGACCATTAAAATACATTGGCTTCAATCTTAATGGTGGCCAGTTTGGTTTAGGACCGGAATCTCCTAATGACCAAGATACTGCCGTTCAACCCGATATAAGTGTAATCAATGATCCCATTTCTTCTTTGGCGACGTGGACTAATGATCCTAATGCCATTAGGGGGATTAAAAGCGATAGTGATTATAAATATCAAGGTAGTGTTACGATTGACAACCACGAATCAAACATGAAAGTGGCCTATATAAATGGTTCAAAAGACTTTGGACCAATGCCAGAAGGCCAGCCTAATATGTGGCTAGGCCCAACTTATCGGTACACTGGGATGACTCAGTCTTTAACCGACTATCGTGTTCGTGTTGGGATCCATCACAGTCGATACTCAGGTGCTCATAATGGTCGGGCAATGGGAAAAGTACAATTTTCATTCCTAGATGCCAATGGTAATTCAATTGGGCGGTTTGCCATTAGCGACCTAATGGCAGGTGGCAAGTCCTATGTTACACTGCAACTATGCGAGCTGGGAAGTAATTTTAGAGATGACAAATATAGAACCCTTTACTGGGGTTATGGGCCTAGAGGTGGATTTTACAATCATAGAGACGAAAAAGTTAAGATTAAAACTGGAACAACCACAAGAACAGTAATTAAAAAAAGCAGGTCTAGAAATGGCAAGGTAACGAAGAAATCAATCAAAGAGAATGTAGATACGTATGTTACAGTCGTTAACCAACATGATGGTACTGCTTTAACCAATGCTTGGTTATATTTGGACTTAACGAAATCTGGAAATGTTTATACGTGGAAAATTAATCAATATAACACTTCTAATGGCCAGCCTTATCACGATCAAAACAAGCATTTAGTTGCGAGTGGTCGCTTTGTAGATACTCAACATAGATTCGATTCAGCCTTGGGTGGATTCGGTCAATCATTCCTAAAACACCCAATCTGGGAAGACAGGGAAAAAGTATCCTATACAGTTCCTTATATGGCGCTAACCGATTTACAAGTCTGGAAGCACACGCAGCCACAACCGAGTGAACCAACTTATGTTGCCAATGCTGGGGAAGAAATTGTCATGGACTGCGAAAATGATACCGTAACCGTCAATGGACGCTTGGTATCGCCGGTATGGTCGACTGATTATTCGCAATTGAAACCGGGTGTTAATGGGCTAACCATGGTTGGTGATTTAGACGACGCTAAAATGACGCTTAAATACCTGCCGAAACTACTATAGCAATATAAGGAGGTTACGATGGCTTTAACCAATCAATATTTAATTTTAAATCCAAGTTTAAAACGGATTGGCACCCTGACTATTGATGGTGCCACTAAATTTTCAAACGACAGCGTTAAAATTCAACTCGCCGATGCAGATACAACTAGTACCTCCTACGATGACGATGCCAATGTAGGAACTAAGGATAGCTATACCGGCACCATTAATCTAAACGCTCAATCTAAAAAGTTTGATCATCAAGGCTCGTTAGACGTGCTTCAAGGTCAGCCTGATTCAGACAAAGTCGTGGCTGGCAATAATCTTGCCTATTATGATGCCTTGTCGGGGCACTGGTATGTTATGCACATTTACAGTGTTGAGGAAAACAATACAGCCGCCGCTAAGCATGTCACAACTGCTAACTTTACTAATTTGTGTCTATTTACGTTGGCTCATCATTATCCGGTTGCGATGGATGGCTCAGATATGGCTATCCAAACTGCTTTTAAAAGCGTGTTTAACGATACTGGATGGACGCTCAAATTTAACACAGACAATGCAATGATACCGTATATCTCAATTGATGGTAAAACTAAAGCATCAACGCTATTGCAATCGTTATTGCAAGCCTATAACGTAGAAATTGATTGCTACGTTGAAATTGACTCACAAGGTAACATTCAATCGAAGGTTTGTGAAATTGTCGACCAGTTGAATGATGATAAGGTTTATAACGAAGCAATCTTCGGTAAAAATATCACTAGTATTAAACGGACGACTGTATCAACACCAATCACCAAGCTGTTTGCTTATGGGGCTGGCGGTAATACCATGGCTTCTGCCAATGATGGAAAAATTTACATTGTTGATGATGAAGCCAATCAAAAATATAACCCTGATTGGCAAAGCGGACTTTATTATGAGGGTGTTATTACTGCTAATCTCATTGACCACCCGGGTGGTGTAAAGGCGTGGGCTGAACAGATGTTACAGCTTTTTAATCACCCGCGAACGTATTATGAAGTTAATGTAGTACCAACTTTTAATCCGCCATTAGGTGCTACTATTCGCTTTAAGGATAACAAAATCACGCCACCCCTTGATGCCAGTGGTCGGGTTATTCAACGGACAACCAGTTTTGCCAATCCTTATGGTAATACTGTTGGATTTGGTGAATACGTCACGGTGCCAGCTGCCACGCCAGCTTGGTTGCAAAGCTATCAGAGTGCCATTAGTAGTGCCATTGAGAAAGCAAAGGAGGACGCTAGCTCGATTAAACCGGTCGCTTTGACTCCCGACGGCAACAACTTCACTGATACCACCCAGAATAAGCGGTTAATTTTACAGGCTTGGGAAGGCAACACTAATATTTCAGCCTACATTGATAACAAGGGCTTTATCTGGCGTCGTTATAATACCGACGGCACGGTTGACACAAGCTATGAAAACACGGGTTATTTAATACAGGCACCATATAGTGCTGTTGGTACGCTGCACGGAACTATTGAAACTAATTACATTCAAGATGAACCAGAAGTTAAGTTACAAACTAGTGCTATTCGTAATTTGGGTAGTTTTAGCCGAGATGACAGCACATTAGGAGTAAATGGCGCAACACAATACATGTGTCCTTTGAGCAACGGTCAGTATATAACTAGCCATGCTAATGACAATAACGATACTATGTTTGTCTTACGTGACACTAATTTTAAGCCAATTAGCAAGATGATTATTTCACAAGGTGGCCACGGAGCTAGTTTTTCAATCGAAGAAGTAAATGGGACTGTTTATATTTGGTATGCAGTCAAGTCTAAGTCAGACGACCACGAATATGCAATCAGCAGCATACCATACCTTGCTAACGTGACCCTAAGCAATGATGATGAACGTATTACACGTTTTTGCACTGTTTATCGTTATGCCAGAATCAATGTTGATTTCAAACATGGGTATGTACTATGTAGTTACTTTTATGGCAAACAGAATGTGCTACGACTCGATGATGTTAAACAAGGCAAGTATAATGTGCTCTATAGTTTTGATGCTACCAACTATGGGTTTAACCCGAAACAACAAACCTACCAATCACAAGGCATTGACTTCCCATACGTGTACTTCCAATCGGGTGATTACAATATGAAAGACCCTCGTATGGTGTACGCAGTGAATGTTGTGCACGGGGGGCAAGAATTTGCTTCTAATTACTTGTTAGACATGGATTTAGGGTTAACCGATGATATTGCTGAACCTGAAACGTGTGACATTATCTATGACCAAAATAACCAGCCAGAACTGTTGGTTACCTTTAATTGCAACTACCAAGGCAATCCTTTAGAGCGTGTATTTGTCATCCCAATTGAAGAACGTTCGCCAATAACTACGGAAGGAGGTGAATTAAATGGCTGAATCTAATCCAACTCAGGTCATTTTAACAGATGATGGTCTCAAAATTATTAATGCTCAAACTACAGCTGACAATGCCGCTAGTGAGGTTACCAACTTAAATGATTCTAGTAAATTGGGGCCAGCTGAAAAGCAAGCACTAAGTCGTAAGTATCAAGCTGATAAAGCACTTTATAGTATAGACATTAAAATGCTAACAGACGCTGGATTACCAACAACTGATCTACAAAGTGCTATGACCGCCTTAGATAGCTTTATCACGCCTTACTTTCAAGATATGGGTAAAACAGAGCAGGTTAGTAGAGACCGGCTTAATCAGGTTTTTACTGGCTTTGACACGGCGGATAAAAATGCAAACAGTGCCTTTAACGACATGGTTTCTAACGCCGCTAATGATGCAAAAAAAGCTGGAGATGATGCAAAGGTAGCCGGCGAGCAAGCACAAGCAGTTGGTGAAGAAGCAAAGCAGGCCGCCAGTCAAGCACAAGCGGATGCCAGTCAAGCAAAATCAGACGCAGCTACCGCTCAACAGAAAGCTCAGTCTAGTATTGACCAATTAAATGCTCACTTGCCAGATATTGACAAAGCATTAAGCGCCGCTAACTTAGTTAAACAAGATGTTACTAAATTAAGCGATATTACAGAGCAATACCACAACGAATACACTACAGGAATTCAGAATGTAGTTAAAACGATTGATGGCATTACTATTGGTGGAACAAACTTAGTTCCTAATTCAGGATACCCAACAGGAACGGAACATTGGACGGCAGGCGGAGCAAGCAATACGTTTAGAGTTACTAAACATGCTTTTTATCATAATGGAGCGGATAACACTTTTAATTTTATCAATCACGGCAAACAAGCTGGTTCAGAATGTTATGCATCTTCGGAACGGTTCCCAGTAAAACCAAATACACAATACAGTCTATCTTTTAAAGGCTTTGCTTCAAGTAACCTCCCAAGTATGGATGTTTGGTTTTTTGGGAGGAAATATAATTCAACTGCTTCAACTGGTTATGATAAGGCAATATTAATTGTTAATAAGAAAGTATTGTCACCATCGCAAGTAGACACAGTGCAAGCGGTATTTAACACGGGAGATTGCGAAGAAGGGTATCTTAGATTTGATAACAACGGTTCACTAGATGGGAAAGATAGTAGTTTATACTTCACTGAAATAAAAGTAGAACAAGGTAATAAGGCTACTGATTGGAGTTTATCACCGTCAGACACGGCTACAAGCACTGAAATTGACCAAATTAATAATGCAATTAAGTTGAAAGCCAACTCCAGTGATGTAACCTCACAAATTAATGTAGCCACGCAAGGTATTCAAACCGATGTAACTAATAAAGTATCAAATCTAACCACACAAATTAACCAAACATCGGATGCTGTTCAAATTTTGGCAACTACTGGTGGACAAAAGAATTTAGTCTATAACTCAAGTTATGCAAACAACGCCGAAGGCTGGAATATGTTTAACCAAACTGGATATCTTTCATCGCTGGCGGTTTCGTCTTATAACGGTTCGCCGGGGTTCGGTGTTAATGTTTCTGGGAAAGATACTTCAACTTGGACACGATTCGGAAGCTCTAAATATTATCAATTACCACAACCTGACGCGGTGGCAGTTGAAAACACATATTCTGCGAGTGCAGTCATAAAGATTTATAGCGATTCCGATAAAGGAGCGCAATTATCAGCCACAGTAACTTATTGCGATAAAAATGGTACAAGACTAGCTTGGCAAGACATGAAGGTTGATTATAGCTTTAAAGATGTTTGGAAACAGGTAAAATTCGAGGATTTTAAAGTGCCAAAAGGCGCTTACTCAATTAGCATGAATTTCTGGGCTTATGGTTCAAAAGTTCATGGAATGATTGCCCAGCCTATGATTGTGTTTGGACCAAAAATCGGGACATACAATCCAGATACTGTAAGTCAATCAGATATTACGGCTTCAATTAATAATATTCATATGGGTATTAAAGGAGCAGATGGATCGACATCTACCTTTAATATGAATAACAACACAATTTTGTTAGACGCCAATAAAATTATTATTAATGGTAATACAAGTATTCAAAATGGAACAATTGGAACAGCTAAGATTGCCAATGCAGCTATCAATACAGCACAGATTGCAGATGGTGCGATTAACAACGCTAAGATTGCCAATGCAGCTATTAATGACGCTAAAATTGCCAACTTGAATGGAAATAAGATTATAGCCGGAAGTATCACATCCCAGCAATTGAATGCTGATGATATTATTGCAAACGTCATTAATGGTAAGACAATTAACGGTATTACTATTAATACCCCCAATCTAAATCTAGGCACAAACGGTGTCTTGAACGAAGACTGGAATCTTAATCAGAATACAGGCTGGTTCCAACCCAAAAAAGGTACGGGAACTACTACTTTGGACACGGGCGTTTTGAGAATGAGCGGTAATCTGTCTAGATGGTGGGACGGAAACGGATCAGATCAATATTGGTATGGAATTGGCGACAATGGTGACAAAATAAAAAATGGTTCCAACTCTGTAACAGATGACTATGCTCCTGGTTATGAAAAACACGACATTGTAGGCTCTAGTGGCGTGTTATTGCGCTCTTATTTAGACGCAACAGGCTTGTATCTAAATCAAAACAGCACTAAGACAGTCATGGTAGCATTAACTCAAAAAGGATTAGATACTGGAGGATATATCCACGCTCAACAGAACAGTGTTGTCGATAAATGGTTTGACGCCGGTGTTGACACAGGTACAGGTATTCGGATAGGGTACCGCGCAATTCAAGTACATGGATCAAATGATATATATTTCAACACAGACTCGACAGTGGGTGCCTTAACTCTGCACGCAAAAAATTTCGCTGCTAGTTCACAATTAAGTAAAAAGAAAGACATTTCTCCTTTAGAAGAAGAACAAGCCATGGAAACGATTATGAACACGGACATATACCGTTATCATTATAAAGATGAAACAGAATCCGAACCTTATAACTACTCTGTTATTATTGATGACATTCATGAAAAATCTCAATATAAGACACCAGAGGAATTTATAATTGCTGACCGTACGGGTAGAAATGATGGAAACGCAGTTGGATTTTTAATACAAGCGTTAAAAAACGCAAATAGAAGAATTTCAGCACTGGAGGAGATTATAAATGAAAGAAAATGATTTAAAAAAGGAAAATGATGAATTAAAAAGTCAACTAGAGACAGAGCAACGCAATAATAAAATTCTACAAGAATTAGCATCTAGTCGTTTAGCTCGTGTTAACCAATTAGAAGTAGAAGCAGCATCGTACAAAGTTGCACTATCAGAACAAAGCAAATAGGAGGAAGATAAACATGGCATTATCAACTAGTCAAAGTATCTCATTAAATGGTGTATCAACGATTAATGGTCAACAGGTGGCAACATTCTCAACTGTAGTATCTGCTGGGCTATCATACACATCCGTATCAACACAAATTACAAGCCAAGACTTATACGAAAAGAACAAGGCTGAGGTACGCAAAGATCGGGATGATTTTCAAACGGTAGCCGATAACTTATATGATAGCCTAGATTCAGGTTCCGTTAAAAGCACTGGACAAACAGTCTAACAATTTAAAAGGAGGCGCCTAAAGATGGCGAAAACGCTTAGTTTTACTGATACTTCACCCCAAACAGTTAAAATTGGCGATACTACCACTAGCTTCACATTAATTTGTGGCAATGATAATGTGGCCACTGACTTAACTAATGCCACTTCAATTACTGTTAAATTAGGCAATGCTAGCGGCTATCTTAAATCGGCCACGGTTGACCCAGCTAGCTTAACGGACCCAACGACTGGTCAGATTGTGCTAGCTTTAACAGCAGATTTAATGACCGGCTTAACAGCGGGAGATTATCAGCTAGAAGTATGGGTGGTTGATAGTACCGGGACGTCAATTTACCCTAGTGAGTCAACGTTACAGTTCAAAGTTAATAGTAGTCTTGAATAGGAGGTAGACAATTGAATAAGCGTAAGTTGAAGGCACTCATCTTAATGGTGGGCGCTATTTTTATGGCCTTTTTATTGGGCAATACTACCAGTCATGCTGCTCGTATGGATATGGTCGACGTTTCGAATAACAACGGATACATGTCAACGGCAGAGTACGTTTCCATGCGTAACGAGTTCGGTGTTAAGGCTGTTACGGTCAAAATCAGTGAAGGCAGTACATACAGAGATCCGTATGCTGCCAGCAATATTGCAAACGTCCAAGCAGCAGGGCTTTATATCAATGGTTACCATTTTGCACACTATGCCACTAAGGCTCAAGCGATTGCCGAAGCTGACTACGCCGGTAGAACGGCTAAATTGGCAGGGTTACCAGTTGGTGCGGTACTAGCGACCGACGTCGAAGCTGAGGAACAAAATTATCAATCCAAAGCAACCAATGACCGCAACAATGCCGCCTTCATGAAAGAAATTCAGAAGTTTGGTTATCGGGCCGGCATTTACACGTCTGGATCATGGGCTAACACTAAGATGACCATTAAGGGTGGAACCGGCTGGATTGCTGCTTACCCGTATGTGGTTAGCGGTAAGAACTGGTACTCAACTAACCACGCATGGCAGTGGTCATCAACGGCTAAGTTCCGTATCAGCTATGGTGGCTTCGATGTTAGCCAATTAAATAGCAACTACTACACTGCTGGTCAAAAATCAACAGTCAAGCCGACTAATAGGGATGCAGTTAAGGACAACAACAAAAAAGCCAACAAACACATTTCTAAGCCGGCTACTTCAACAAAGTGGGTCAAGGAAAAGAAGACCTACACACTCAAGACGGCGGTTAAGTTGCACACAGGCGCTTCAACGTCATCAAGCACGATTGCTATTTTACCAGCTGGCACTACGGTAAATACTGATCAAGCCATGATTCAGGGCGGGTATCGCTGGGTACGTCAGCCGAGATTTAATGGTTATGGCTATCTAGTAACCGGCCCGGCAAGTAATACGCTGGAATATGTAAAGAGTGGTGCAGCTCACACATACTACACAGTCAAGTATGGCGACAGTTGGTGGACAATCGCACAACGCAACGGTCTGAGCATGACTGCGTTAGCTAGTCAGAACGGCAAGACAATTTACACCACTATCTATCCGGGGCAGCGTTTGGTGGTGAGATAATGTCGCAATATGATGACACAACTAAGCTATTAATGGAAATCCAAAAGGACGTGACCGCCACCAAAACGAAAGTTGAGAACATCGAAGAAAAATTGAATCAAGTTGACAATATTGCCGAAAAAGCAGACAAAGCCATGGCCAAATCAATCGAGATTGAACGCGAAATTGAGCGGGTTACTCAGATTCAGAATTGGGTTGTCGGTGTCCTAATTTCTGGCACTCTAGTCACGTTAGTTATTTACATCACAGAAAAGTTTTTATAGGAGGAAAAATATTATGAAGAAAATTAGTTTTAAGAATGCTGACGGAAGTTTAAATGGTAAATTAATTGCTGGAATTATTTCATTATTAATTGTGCTAGTTCAGCAAATATTTGCCGTTTTTGGTATTAAGTTTACCGGTGACTGGTCAGCCATTGTTGCCATTGTTAACACTGTATTAACGATCCTTGGTATGCTGGGCGTTATTACTGACGTTCAAACAGTAACAGCACCAACAGTTAAAAGTGACGAGGAAAGCCAAGTTGAAGCAACGGCTAATAAAGTTGCTGACGAAGTGCAAGCACCAACATCCGCAGGTGCTGTAGTGAATAGTTCTGCAGCTTCTGAAACTGAATCCACCTCACAAGCAAGTCAAAAATAGTATAATTAATCCCCTGCGCTTCGGCGTGGGGGACTTTTTTGTGTTTAACCATTGACAAGCGTCATATATAATATTACATTATGGTCATAAGTTAAAGGAGCAGTTTGAATATTAGCCGCAATAATAAAACGGAATACCAACAATTTCAGAGTCTGATAAATAAGGGAGACAATGTTAAATGTTTGGAAGTTTATTACAATTACTAGGTTTAAGTCGTTGGTATCACCATGAGCAACATGCAGATAGGTCAAACGCCCGTAAAGCTAGTGGTCAATCAGCCTTTAGTTATGATGATTTCAAAGGATTACGCAAGTTTGCATTCTGGTTATTCGTGTTCAGCATAGTTTTAAATTGGGGCTTTGTTGGTGCAGTTAGTTTGATTGCATGGTTAGCCATGTGGGTTGTTAGCCTGCTGTTTTAAACAGCGTTAATTAAATGTCGTCCCGTAACTCGCCAAAGTTACATTCGGGGGGTTTATTGATAGGAACAGAACCGGGTCGCAAACTACACAACGTGCTGGTTATCTCGGTACCTGTGCCGACAATGGTTCGGTAGCTGGGTTTGATAGCTGGGCAGGAATGCTTGGTGAACCGTTGGATCGGCTACAGATTAGCATTAATGATCATAGTAATTTTTAAACATAAACAATAGGAAGTAATTACTTAGCCTCTGTCTTCGGATGGAGGCTTTTTTGTTGTCTGGACAGGTTGTTTTAAAGTGTATTTGGGTGTAGGATAATCATCAGTAGGAGAATTAGTTTAAGGGCTAAAGGGGGGAGTAGCCTCTTGAATTGAGTTCTCCTATTTTTATTGAAATGACATCATTATTCTCCAATGTAGGAAAAAAACTTATTTACGCCAATTATTTCGGAAAATAACTTAAAATACAGAAAAAGCCCACTCGACCAATAATTGGTTAAGTGGACTTTCCTTAATACGATTAAAGTATTACAATGAAGTTGCAAGCTAGGTTCTCCTCCAAAGAATATCAGGCTTGCCAGGAAATCACCAGCTTAGAAATAGGCTGCGTGATTTTTTGTTTGTGTAATTTATTTTGATATCTGAAAAAGACAGGTTTATATAGTTAAGGGGTAAAATTCATCGTTAATACAAAATAAAAACACAAAATTAATACTAAAGCAAATCTAGAAGCATTGCAAGCAACATGCATGGCTAATATATTACGATTGATGACACGATTTACTGATACAAAATAGAAAAAGCCGAATCAAGAAGAATATAAAAAGCACCCATATAGGTGCCCGCTTATTTAAACATGAAGTACTGCTATATTGTTGTGGTGCTATAGTGGTGCGGTAAACACATTAAAGTATTGATATAACGGCATTTATAAGGAGTTTTCAAATCCTGTACTCTCCTT